GGCTAAAACAAGGCATACCCGAATACGCAACGTGGGTGGTGATGATGGATGCCTCTACCAATTACAAGGGAGCAACAAGCGCATCAATCACACACTACTCCAACCGCACAGGTGATTGGGGACACCCTCTACGCAACGAGTTCCTTGAGTTGTATGCTGATTCCTTTACCAAAGAAGATTGGGTTTACTACCTTGATGATGACAATGTGCTGCACCCAAAGTTCCTTGAGGAGTGGAGCAACCTGCATAGCCTTGACTGCTCTATTGTGACGTGGGGACAAGTTGGCAGGCTACGCCCTACCGACCAACCGAGAGTCGGGAACATAGATACCGCCTGCTATATGTTCAAACCCCACGACCTGCCCAACCTACGCTTTGAGATGACGTACGAGGCAGATGGTACTTTTGCCCAAGCAGCATCCGAACGGGGAACACTTATCTGCGTAGAGCAGTACCTTTGTTACTATAACGCACTAAAATGAAAGCATCAAAAGACATAGACGGGTGGTTCAACCACCAAGCAGCATACGACTACCTCCTTGCCAATATGCCCCAAGACGGCACATTCGTAGAGTTGGGTGCGTGGCTCGGTAAGTCATCGGCTTACCTATGCGACAAAGCAACATCCCAAGAAATCACAATCATAGACTCCTTCAAGGGAACGGCAGAGTACATAGACTCCTTCTATCGGCTTGCAAAGACCCAAGACATCTACAAGCTCTTTACCGAGAATATGGGTGAGCGCAAGTACAAGGCAATCAAAGCAACATCCAAATCAGCATCAAAGAAGTTCAAGGCAGAATCTTTAGACGTGGTATTCATAGACCTTGACCATTCCTATGAGGCGGTAAAGGAAGATATCAAGCTATGGCTTCCCAAAGTAAAGAAGGGAGGCTACATCGCAGGAGATGACTACCACGAACATTGGAAGGGAGTAATCCAAGCGGTAGATGAGCTACTGCCTCACGCCACCTTTATAGATGATTGTTGGATATACCAAAAGTGAAAAACCATACGAAGGTCTATCTAAAGGCATTTGGCTACGATACAAATTCGTGGATTGCCTGTGAGGTCTGTGGAGGTACTGCCGTTGACATCCACCACATAGAGTCCAGAGGGATGGGCGGTAGCAAGCTCGCTGACCGGATAGAAAATCTTATGGCTCTATGCCGAGCCTGTCACGTTGCTTATGGCGATATTAAAGAATGGAAGGAGCGACTTCAAGCAACACACAACCACCACCTCTCTAAAAGGGTTATTTAGACATAAACCGAAAATAACGGAACTAAACGGATATGAAAGATGACAAAGGCAGGTTCATCGCAGGCAACACAGGCCGCCCTGCGGGAACACCAAACAAGACCACAAACAAAATCAGAGAGGCATTCCAAACCCTCATAGAAGCCAATCTTGAGAATATGACCATCTGGTTGACACAGGTTGCAGCCGATGACCCAAAGGGCGCACTTGACCTCTTGAACAAGATGGCAGAGTACACGACACCTAAACTCGCAAGGGTTGAGAACTCTCACGAGGTATCGGATGAGCTAACGAAAATCAAGGTAGAGATTGTCCGAACTAAACCTAAAGAGTAGCGAACTCTTTGAGAAGAACTACACCGCACCAACTCGGATAGTAGTCAATCAAGGCGGCAGCCGTTCTGGTAAAACCTACTCGCTTTTGCAGATGCTCATCGTGATGGCGATGGAGGATAGGGGCAAGGTGTATTCTATTGTGCGCAAGTCTCTGCCGTCTCTGAAGATGACGGCCTATCGTGACTTCTTTGAAATCCTAAATGCCAACGGTCTCTATGATGAGGCACGGCATAACAAGAGCGACTACACCTACGAGTTGAATGGCAACCTCTTTGAGTTTATCAGCCTTGACCAACCGCAGAAGAAACGAGGAGCAAGACGTGACTACCTATTCTGCAATGAAGCCAACGAACTTACTTGGGAGGATTTCTTTCAGCTCTTGATTCGTACCACAGGCAAGATATGGGTTGACTACAACCCCTCAGATGCATTCCATTGGATATACGATAAGCTGCTAACGAGGGATGACGTTACCTACATCCAGTCCACCTACCTTGACAATCCGTTCTTGGATGCCTCAATCGTGGAGGAGATAGAAAGGCTGCAACATACGGACAATGACTACTGGAGAATCTATGGATTAGGAGAACGTGGTATGAGCAGAGCCACCATCTTCCAATACGGGCAGGCAGAGATACCAACGGATGCCACGCTCTTATGTCACGGGATGGACTTTGGTTACACCAACGACCCAACTGCACTTGTGGCAGTTTATAAGTCGGGGGACAACCTTTATGTGGATGAGTTGATTTACCGCACGGGGATGACAAATCCCGACATTAGCAACGTACTTGCCTCACTTGGGCTTGACAGACGTACGGAGATATATGCTGACTCTGCTGAACCCAAATCTATTGAGGAGCTGCATCGTATGGGGTGGAACGTGAAACCCACGCAGAAGGGCGCAGATAGCGTCATAGTGGGTATTGACGTGCTGAAGCGGCACAAGCTATTTGTAACCCCACGAAGCAGCAACCTAATCAAGGAACTTCAGAATTACAAATGGGTAGAAGATAAGAACGGCAACCTACTTAATCGCCCCATTGATGCATTCAACCACGCCATTGATGCTCTTCGCTATGCGACCTACAACAAACTCAGCAGACCTAACTTTGGAAGGTATGCCATACGCTAAAACTAAAAGGTTATTTTAATAATGGAACTAAAGGTAATTGTACCCACCTCCCTGTCGGAGATAACGCTTGACCAATACCAACGCTTTGCGAGGCTTGAGGGCGATGAGGAGTTCTTGACACACAAGATGCTTGAGATATTCTGCGGAGTGCCTCTTGCCAATCTTCCTAACGTACGCATCAAAGATGTGAGCCATATCAGCAAGCACATTAGTGCGATGATAAACGAGAAGCCAAGCCTCACGCCAACCTTCACGATGGGGGACACCAAGTACGGGTTCATACCAGAGCTTGACAATATCACCTACGGTGAGTTCGTTGACCTTGACGGCTACCTGCAAGACGTACAAGACCTGCACAAAGCGATGGCGGTATTGTATCGCCCTATCACAAGCGAGGTCAAGCATCGGTACCTGATAGAGCCATACGAGGGAGCAGGCAAGTACTCGGAGCAGATGAAGCAAGCCCCGATGAATGTTGCGATGGGCGCAACGCTTTTTTTTTGGCATTTAGGGAACGAGTTACTGCAAGCTATGCTGACCTCTTTGGAGGCGAAGAGTCAAACGAATACTCCAAGCAAGGACAATTCGCCAAGCAATGGGGATGGTATGCAACAATCTATCAACTCGCTAAGGGAGACATTAGGCAGTTTGAGTCAATTACACAACTTTCCATCCACCAATGCCTACACTTCCTCACCTTTGAAAAGCAAAAGCAAGAGGTTGAAAACGACCTAATAAAGAAGTCAATAAAATGAGACAGTTCTACGACATCACCACCAAGCTGAAAGACACCCTTGAGGCGCATAGCCAAGTCAGCGTGGTAACGACAGGGGATATTTTTGACATAGACCTAAACAAGCAGACCATCTTCCCCTTGAGTCACATCATCATCAACCAAGCAACATTTGATGGACAGATAGTCCGTATGAATGTAAGCCTTGTTTGTATGGACTTGGTAGATGAAACCAAAGAGAATCCACGCTTACAGGCAGAGCCGTTCTATGGGGTTAGCAATGAGCAGGATATCTTGAACACCCAGTTAGCGGTCATCAACGATGTCATCACAGAACTGCGCAGGGGTACGTTGTACACCGACCTTTATCAGTTGGATGGTACTGCCTCTTGCGTTCCCTTCAGCGAGAGGTTCGAGAACCTGCTTGCAGGATGGACTGCAACCTTTGATGTGCTGCTTGCTAACACCGAGATAAGCGTCTGCTAAAATGGCACGGGAGGACTTGGTTGCTGCGGTGCTAATTAACTTTGGCAAATATGTCATTCAGCAGGCGAGAACCAACCTCACCAAAGGAAAGCACAACTTCAACAAGACCCTTTACAATTCCCTTCGGTATAGCGTGTACTACTCAAATGATAAGTTCTCAATGAGTTTCTTTATGGAGGACTATGGTGAGTTCCAAGACAAAGGAGTAAAGGGCGCAGGAGGCACGAGAAGGACTACGAGTGCATTCAACAGGCGAAACAACAAGGGCAAGATATGGAGGCAAAAAGCACCCAACAGTCCATTTGCCTACAAGGACAAGAAGCCTCCTGTGTCTGCATTCAAGGCTTGGTCAGAGAGCAAAGGGCTAAATCCTTTTGCAGTCCGTGAGTCCGTATATCGGCAGGGAATTCCTGCAACGAAGTTCTTTAGCACACCATTTAATATCGCATTTAACAAACTGCCACCAGATATTGCTAACGCAATAAAAAATAGTTTCTAAAAACACAATGAGTACACCTGTATTTTCCACACCGAGCAGCCTTGCAATGGCAAGAAGCCCACAATTTATCACGGCAAAGAATAACGCTCTTGCTCTTGACACGCTCACAGAGATGGACTTAAACTTGCGTATTCGCACAGGTGTCCTTGCTGCATCGGGTTCGTTTAACTACTCGTTGAGCAAAGACTATTCAATAAACCAAGTCATCAACTTTGAAATCAGCGACCTTGTGCGCTCGGAGTTCTACCACGACTTCAGCGTATGGAATGACATAGGCTACACGCAAAGCCCACAGGGTGAGGCGTTGTGGATAGTACCCGAAGGCTCTGTGACATTCTCTAATAACGGAGCAGCACCCGCCAACGCAACCTTCCCAGATGAATCCCCTACCGCCTACGCATACCTAACGACTGATGGATGGGCAACCCGTGATAACATCGCTCCTGTTGCGGTATCTCAACCCGTGCTTGCCACGAATCGCAATCGGCAGGTGCTTGTCGGTAACTACGAATCCCTTGCGATTAACAATAGCAATGCCAATGCTCTTGCGAAAATTGTTATCAGTTGGCAGAGTGGTGATTCTGATGATTTTTATGTGAGTTCCGTCAGCACCGCCCCACCAACACGCGCAACCAACAACTCACAAAACCTTGTAATCTATGCAGGCGTTGGCGCAGCAAACCTTGAGAACAATCCTTTTTTGCCTTCCGAGTTAAAGCCGAGCGCACAACCTAATGGTGGCATAGGGCAGTACTACGATGTAATTCTAAAGAACGCATCAAATACCACGATTGGAACGGTGAGGTACTATGTTCAATGTGAGGCGAAGTACACTCCTGTACAGGTGGCGTTCATCAACCGCTTTGGAGTTGCTGACTTTATCACCTTCTTCAAGCGCAGCGATGAGCGCGGTAACTTCACGCAGGACTCTTACCAAAAGAGCATCTACAACGATGGCTTCACCACCCCTTCATTGGAGGTAGGCAAGTATCAATCCTTTAACGTCAACTCTCGCAACACCCTAACCCTAAACACAGGGTTCGTTGACCAAGACTATGATGAAACGATTGAGGACATTTTGATGAGCGAATATGTTGCGGTCTATACCAATAGCAACTGGGTGAGTGCAGTTCCCAATCGGGGAACGATAGAGTACCAAAAGAGTGTGAATACGAAACTTATCAATTACACGATGTCCTTTGACTTTGGCTTTGATGAGCGCAGCTTGGTACGATGAACAAGGTTGATATTTACGTCAATGGCTTTAGGCTTGACATTTTTGATGATGAGGAGATAAGCATCAACCTGTCGGTACAGAACGTGCAGGACATCAGCAAGGTGTTCACGGACTTCACGCAGGGGTTCACTATCCCTGCAAGCCCACGCAATAACGAGATACTTCAGCACTACTACAACGCTAACATCACAAGTTCGGTTATCACTACCGAGACGGGAGGCTCACCGGTATGGAATAGCATCGGCATCACTTGGAATACCTTTAACACGGCTTGGAACGCAGGCGCAACAAGCACCTCTGTTGCCAATACTTTTGATGGCAGGCTGCGACAGGCAGCAAGAATTGAAATAAACTCCTTGCCATTCCGCACAGGGGTGATAGAGGTAGAGAACGTGCAACTCAAAGGCACAGAGCCGTACGCTTACACCTTGACGTTTTATGGGGATGTTGTAACGCTTGTTGATTTGTTTGGCGAGGACTATCTGTACGACCTTGACTTTGCAGAACTAAACCACCAATACTCCGATACTGCGGTATTTGATAGGCTTACTACCGATACCTACGCTCCGTTGTTTTATCCGCTATGCAGCCCTGTAAAGAATTGGTTTTATGATTCTGATGCCGCAGATAAAAACGATTCCAACCTTCACTACAAAGGCGCAAGTGAACAACACGGCATACACTACTACGAGTTAAAGCCTGCCTTGAAGGTGACGGCTATTCTTGATGCAATGGAGCAGAAGTACGGCATCACGTTTACGGGTGCGTTCTTGGCTGCTACTCCGTTTGTTGATTTGTCGCTATGGCTGCACCGATACGAGGGGTATCTATTTGCGAGTGGTAACGACATAGAATACCAACTCATAAATATGAATCGCAATACGGGTAGCGGTTCGCAGTTTAATTTAGCCACAGACACTTGGACTGTCCCCGATGACGCTCCTTACGATTTGCAAATCACAATGAAAGACGTAAGTGAGAACTATGAACTTGCAGTTTTTAAGGGTGGGGTTTTTGATTATGCGGTTAAGGTCAACGCTCACCCCGCATCTTCGGTGACTACAACTATGGCCTCTTTGGGCTTTGGTACAGGAGCGCAAGTGCAGTTGTTTATTAGACCACAGCAGCCAACTTCAATGACCTACCAATGCACGGACTATTCGGGTATTGATTCCGTTACTTCAACAAGTGAATTTTCAGTTGACCAAACTGCATCTGCAAGCTATTCCTTTCAAGTGGTAGTGCAAGACATTATGCCCGAAATAAAGGTAAAGGACTTCTTGGCAGGGATTCTGAAGATGTACAATATGGTGATTGTGCCAACTACATCTACGAGCTTCTTGCTTCAGCCGTTGGATGATTGGTACGCAGCAGGAAGCGACAAAGACTACCAAGAGTATTTAGACATAACCGAGTATGTGGTAAACCGCCCACCGCTTTACAGGGAGATAGAATTTAAGTACCAACCTACCGAGCAGATACTTGGCTTCCAATACCAACAAACAAACAACGTAGGCTATGGTGATTTGAATGTTGACTTCACTTTTGATGGCGATGAGTTTTTGATTGAACTGCCGTTTGAATGTCCACTATTTGAAAGGCTTACAGACCGAGAGACAGGTACTCTTACGAATGTACTTGTCTATAAAAGCATCACAAGTGAGACAAATGAGGATGGCACGTTTAATCCCTACTTGGGTGCGCCTATCTTATTTTATGCTTATTTTGATGACTACGACTTATCGGCCAACTCGGTGGCATTTGTAAACGCTGATAATAACACAAGCGAGGAGGTCACCGTTGCTTGGTACGCCAACACCTCCAACCGCTACTCAAGCGCAGGGGCATCGCATACTATCACGTTTGGCGCAGACATAGACCCGTACCACCTGCAATCGGTAAACCGAACTCTTTACAACAACGAGTGGAGCAACTACATCACCGACCTATACGCCAAGCAACGCAGGTTGTACAACGTGGAAGCGGTGCTGCCTATCGGTAAAATCATCACGCTGAACCTTCAGAATGCAATCATTTGGAACAACACCAAGTACCTAATTAACAACGTGAGTCTGAATATGACCACAGGCAAAGCAACATTTGAACTCCTTAACGTAGTATGAAGCCAACCTATTTAAGTTATTTAATTGAAATACTAAACTCACAGGAGTGGATTGGAGCAGGTGATTGCGTTGAAATCGCCAAAGGCAAGCACAAACTCCCCGAAGGATGGAACGAATATATTAAGCTACAATGGCGGCAGTTGAAATAATTGAGATTAAAGGGGATGCTACATCCGCTATCGCTGCGCTTAAAGCCGTAGGGATAGAGGCTGACAAGACCCAGACAAAAGCCAAAGAGACAAACGAGGCTATCAGTAGCGGTCTTGAGGCACTTGATAAGCGCACAGGCGGTGCAGTATCTGCGTTCAAGAGCTTACAGGGCGGTATTGGTAGTGCGGTAAAAGCATTCGGTACGCTTAAAGGAGCAATCATTGCTACGGGATTGGGTGCGCTGCTTGTCGCAGTAACATCGCTTGTCACTTACTTTAAGAACACGGAACGTGGTGGTGATGCGTTAGCGGTTGTTCTTGGCGCACTTGGTGCAGTCGTTGGCAAGTTGACGGATGTACTCGTTAAACTTGGCGAGAAACTCTTTGAGGCATTCCAGAATCCGCAGCAAGCCCTCAAGGACTTTGGCAAGCTGCTAAAAGAAAATATCACCAACCGCATTGAGGGGCTTTTGGAGTTGCTGCCTGCTCTTGGCAAAGCAATCGGTCTTGCATTAAAGGGTGAGTTCTCCGCAGCAGCAAAGACGGCTGCTGATGCCGCAGGCAAGATTGCACTTGGAGTTGAGAACGTAACCGATAAGGTTGCGGCAGCAGGTGCGGCTGCGGTTGAATTTAGCAAGTCATTAGCAGCAGCAGCCAAAGAGGGAGCAAGAGTCGCAGGACTATTAAACGATGTAGAAGATGCAGAACGTGCGCTCATTGTAGAACGTGCAAAGGCAAACAAGCAGATTGCAGAGGCTCGCTTCGTTGCTGATGACCTAACCAAAAGCACAGAGGAGCGTATCGCTGCGGTACTAAAAGCAGGGGAGTTAGAAGAATCAGTCGCAGCCAAAGAAATCAAAAACCAAAAGTTAAGGCTTTCAGCACTTCAAGCGCAAGCGAGAATATCAGAAACAAACGAGGAGCAGTTGGTAGCCATTGCAGAGGCAGAGGCTCGTGTATCGGAGTTAGAGCAGGCGAGCATCGCTCGCAAGCGCAGGCTTGGTACTGAAGTAAAGGGATTAAGGGCAGAGGAGAAAGCAGCAGCCGATGAGAAGATAAAAGCCGAAGAAGCCTTTGCAGCGTTGCAGGAGAAGGCAGCCTCTGACTATGCAGTTTCACAGGGTGCGCTTTTAGATAAGGCATTTGAGACCCTACTCACCGACCAACAACGTGAGATAAACGCAGTCCGTGATAAGTACTTCGCCTTGCTTCAGTTGGATGAGTTGTCGGCAGAGCAGAGGGTTGCTCTTGAAGAAAAGCAGTCAGCAGAGATTGTTGCCATCACAAAAAAGACAACGGATGCTACAACCGCATTAGAGAAGGCAGCACAAGACTCAAAGGCTGCAATGGTAAACCAAAGCATTGATGCGGTGCAGGGTGCGCTTGGTGCAGTATTTAAGAATAGCAAGGCCGTAGCAACGGCAAACGTAATTGTAGATGCAGCGCAAGCAGCAGTCGGAATCTTTAAGAATAGCACCTCCCTACCAGAGCCTTTTGGCTCAATAAACAGGGGCATACAATTAGCAGCACTCGCAGCAACAACCGTTGCATCCATCCGCAACATCAATGCAGCAGAACCAACAGGAGGAGGCTCACCGCCTGCAACAATCACCTCCCCTTCTGCGCCATCACAACCACCACAATTTAATGTCGTAGGACAGGGTGGAGTAAACCAACTTGCGCAGAGCATAGGTGGGCAGTTCCAACAACCTATCCGTGCATACGTTGTGGGTGGTGACGTAACGACCTCGCAACAACTACAACGCCAAAGAGTAAGAACCGCAACATTCGGATGATGAAACTAATTGAACTAATACTTGATGAATCAATGCTGCTCACGGGCATTGACGCAATCTCCCTTGTAGAATATCCTGCTATTGAGGAGGACTTCATTGCGCTGAACTCACAACGGGTTGAGTTCGCTACGCAGAGCGATGAGAAGCGCATCCTTATGGGAGCAGCACTCGTACCTAATAAGCCCATCTACCGAGCAGAGGGGCAAGAGGAGTTCTACGTTTACTTCAGCGAAGCCACCATTCGCAAAGCAAGCGAGATGTTCTTTCAGAAGTCCAAGCAGAACAACGCTACGCTTGAACACGAAGTAGGCATCAACGGATTGACGGTTGTAGAGTCGTGGATTATAGAAGATGAAGTCCACGACAAGAGCAAGAAGTACGGCTTTGATTTGCCTGTTGGAACGTGGATGGTATCTATGAAAGTCAACAACCCAGAGATTTGGACAAACTTTGTCAAGACGGGAAAGGTCAAAGGCTTTAGCATTGAGGGGTATTTTGTGGACAAGCTAAACCTTGCCAAGCAAGAGATGGCACAAATAGAGGAGCAGGAAGCAGCGTTGATGCTATCGCAGATTGTCGCTATCATCAAAAGAGATGGGCGCAAAAAGACGGGCAAGCGCATAGAGATGGAATCTTATGCCGACTACCCCGATGCGGTGAAGGACAACGCCAAGCGTGGCATTGAGCTAAACGAGAAGAACGGCAACAAGTGTGCAACGCCTGTCGGTAAGGTAAGGGCGCAGCAGCTCGCACAGGGCAAGCCTGTGAGCGTAGAGACCATCACACGGATGTACTCATACCTATCAAGAGCCGAAGAATACTACGATGAAAGCAATAGCGAAGCCTGTGGCACAATATCGTTCCTGCTATGGGGAGGTCTTGCAGGCAAGCGATGGGCAGAATCCAAGCTCAAAGAACTTGGCAAGATTGAACTTGCAGTAGGCGTACCTCACTACACCGCAGACGGCAAACTCTACACCGGTTTAACGCACAAGGATGCCGATGGCAGACTTATGACTGGTGCAACCCATACCGAAGATAGCGAGTACCTATACCATAAAGAAGACCTAAAGAATGTATAGACCACAGAAACTCCCCGTAGCTTCACCGAGAGGTGGAAGGCGTGGGTGCTTATGCAAAGACAACACCTACAAGTCCAACTGCTGCGATGGCTCATTGCAGGCACAAGGCGTTGGTGCTTTAGTGGGTCAAGGCATAAGCGTTAGGATACGAGGCGAGGAGTGGCAGACCATCAACACCCGATGGGAGTCCACCAATACGCTATGGCAAGACCTATAAAAATGTTACAAATAATCAAAACCCCTTTAATTAGTTAGATATGAAAGCAAACAATATCCTTAACCGCATCCTTGCCGAGCTGTCCTCCATCCGTGAAGTTCAGTTTGCGCAAATGACACTTGAGAACGGAGCAGTTCTTGAGGCTGAATCATTTGAAGCAGGCAACGAAGTATTTGTCATTAGTGGCGAAGACCGAGTTGCTGCTCCAGTTGGCGAACACCTACTTGAAGATGGCCGTGTATTGGTCATTGAAGAAGAAGGCGTAATCGCTGAAATTAAAGAAGCTGCTGAAGAAGCGGCTGAAGAAGTTGAGGCACAAGCCGAAGAAGCTACTGAACTTGCCGAAATGGAAGTAAAAGAAGAAGCTCCTGCGGTTGTCGCAATCATTGAGAAAGTTCTCGAAGAAGTTGCGATGATGCGTGAGGAGATGAAAGCAATGCGTGAGGAGATGGGTTCATACGCCAAGAAGGAGGAGATGTCAGCTATCAAAGCTGAACTATCTGCTGCTCCTGCTGCGAAGCCTATCAAGCACAACCCCGAAACAAAGCAAGTCCAAAAGATGAGTTCTAATCGCCCCGAAAAGACGATTGACCGAGTCCTTGCACGAATGAATAAATAACAAATAAACAATGGCAACAACTACTTCAATCACCACGAACTATGCAGGAGCGTTTGCAAGCAAGTACATCTCTGCTGCATTACTTTCTGCTGACACGCTTGACAAGGGTCTCGTTGAGATTCTTCCAAACGTAAACTACCGCACCACCCTTCAGAAGGTGAACACCAATGACATCGTAAAAGATGCCACTTGTGATTTTGATGCAACTTCTACCTTGACTTTGACTGACCGCATTCTTGAGGTTGAGCCATTTCAAGTGAACTTGCAGCTTTGCAAGAAGGACTACTACGATTCTTGGATTGGTGGTCAGATGGGCTTCTCTGCTTACGATAGCATCCCTGCTTCTTTTGCCGACTTCCTTATCGCTCACGTTGCTGCCAAGACTGCCCAAAAGATTGAGCAGAACATTTGGAACGGTACTGCCGCAAGTGCAGGTGAGTTCTCTGGATTCCTTTCATTGATGACTGCTGACTCTGACGTTATTGACGTAACTGCCACCACCGTGACTGCTGCTAACGTAATCACCGAGCTTGGCAAAGTTGTAGACGCTATCCCATCTGCCCTTTACGGCAAGGAGGACTTGACCATCTACGTTCCACAAAACGTAGCAAAGGCTTATGTCCGTGCGCTTGGTGGATTCGGAACTTCAGGTCTTGGAGCGAATGGTGTTGACAATAAAGGCACTACTTGGTATGGTAACGGAGACTTGTTCTTTGATGGCATCCGCGTTGCTATGGCAAACGGCCTTCCTTCAAACAAGATGGTTGCTGCTCAATCTTCAAACCTATTCTTCGGAACTGGTCTTTTGAACGAGCGTAACGAGGTTCGTGTACTTGATATGGCTGACCTTGACGGTTCAGACAATATCCGTGTTATCCTTCGCTTCTTCGCAGGAGTTCAGTACGGTATCGGTTCAGACGTAGTCCTTTACTCTTAATCCGAGTTAATGTAAATCAAGAGGGGGCTTGGGCTATGTCCTCGCCCTCTTTTTTAATTCTAATAAAACAAAGAAACAATGGCTTGTGATTTAACAAAAGGCAGGGCAGTACCCTGTAAAGACGTAGTAGGTGGCATTTATGCCGTGTACTTTGTAGACTTCGGTGACTTGGGTACGGTGACCCTCACCAACGATGAGATTACCAACATCAGTGGTACTTTCTCTGCTTACCAATACTTGGTAAAAGGTAACTCATCTTTTGAGCAAACCTTTAACTCAAGCCGTGAGAATGGTACTACCTTCTTCACGCAGACTTTGAGCCTTACGTTGACCAAACTCACAAAGGAGGACAACAAAGAATTGAAGCTGCTTGCTTATGGTCGGCCTTATGTTGTGGTGCAAGACTACAACGGCAACGCCTTTATGATGGGTCTGAACTACGGTGCAGAAGTCACAGGGGGCAGCATAGTCACGGGTTCGAGTATGGGAGACCTATCGGGCTACACTTTGACAATGGAAGCACAGGAGCAACTTCCTGCTAACTTCATCGCAGGTGCTACTACTGCCAATCCTTTCGCAGGACTTGCAGGTGCAAATGATACCATTGTAGTAGGTTCAAATTCGTAATCTACCGCAAGGTGAAATAGTTGAAGGGGCGTAAGCCCCTTTTCTATTTTCAAACAAATCCAAACTAAAAGGTTATTTATGTAAGATGCACATCCTTCAAGTATCAGCCTCACCACAAGCAATAGTAATCATACCTCGCACATTCCCTGCGAGTGTTACGATTGCGCTGATTGATGAATCAACAAACACCACCGCAACACCTGCGGTTACTGCTGCCTCTGCTAATGGTTTTATGACCCTTACAGGCACGTTCAGCCTTGTCAACAATAGATTCTATGGCTTGAAGGTTTTTGCATCGGGAAATCTAATATATCGGGATAGGGTATTCGTAACTTCGCAAACAGATTACGAGAAATTTACGGTGAACCAAAACGTCTACACCGAAGAAACAAGCTATGACAATGAGTACATCATCATCTAAAGTCCACGTTGTGAACTTCAGCTCCTATACCACACCGGTTGTAAAAGAGGTGCAAGGGAAGGACTATGTAGAATACGGAGATAACAACGATTACTTCGGGTATTTAATTGACCGCTACAACGGCTCACCCACCAACAACGCCATCCTCAACTCGTTGATGGATATGACCTACGGCAAGGGCTTGGATGCTACGGACTCTGGCAAGAAGCCAAGCGAGTACGCAGCGATGAGGGGCTTGTTCACAAAGTCTTGCTTGCAGAAGGTTGTTGCTGACTATGTGATGATGGGGCAATGCTCTTTTCAAGTGGTGTACTCGCAAGACCACAATATGATTGTAGAGGTGCAGCACATCCCCGTAGAGACGTTGAGAGCCGCAAGGTGCAACGAAGATGGCGAGGTTGAGGCTTACTACTACGCAAAGGATTGGCTTGCGGTGAGCAGCAGAAAAGAAACTGCGGTACGCATCCCTGCATTCGGCACGAGTAAGGAAGGTTTGGAGATTCTGTACATCAAACCCTACCGAGCAGGATTCTACTACTACTCCCCAGTAGACTATCAAGGTGGGCTACCCTACGCAGAGCTTGAGGAGGAGATTGCCAACTACCACATCAACAACATCCAGAACGGCCTTGCACCCTCTATGCTAATCAACTTCAACAACGGAGTACCAAGCGAAGAAGAACGCAGAACCATTGAGCAGCAGATTGCAACGAAGTTTAGCGGTAGTTCAAACTCTGGCAAGTTCATCCTTGCGTTCAACGATAACAAAGACCTTGCTGCAACGGTTGACCCCGTTCAGCTATCGGATGCTGCGGAGCAGTATCAGTTCTTGAGCGCAGAGGCAACACAGAAACTGATGGTCTCGCATCGTATCGTAAGCCCGATGCTTTTGGGCATTAAGGATAATTCGGGACTTGGCAATAACGCAGATGAACTAAAGACCGCTTCTATTCTTTTGGATAACCTTGTTATTCGCCCCAAGCAGGAGATTATCATTGACGGCATAGACCAAATCTTGTCATACAACGACATCAGCCTAAACCTTTACTTCAAGACCCTTCAGCCTTTGGAGTTCACCGAAACGGAGATACAAGATGCAGAGGTCGTAGAAGAAGCAACAGGCGTTAAAACCGAATCCATTGACCCAATGCAAGTGAGTGAAGTCAACGAGGAGCTAATCCAAAAAGAGGCATCATACAATGGAGCGCAGATTGCAAGCTCTTTGCAGATTATGCAGAGCGTAAAGGATGGCGTTTTAACGGTTGACCAAGCCATCACGTTCTTGGTGCAGATGCTTCAGTTCGACCCACAGGTCGCAAACGCTCTCTTTAAGGGCAACTCCTCTGCTATTATTTCGCAGATGAAGTCGCACAAGTTCAAGAGCGAAGTACCTAATTTCTCCCAAGAAGATGAGCATAAGTGGATAGATGCTCTGCGGGGAAAGGGTGAGGTCGTTGATTTAGAAGAATGGGAACTCATCAGCGATGAGGTAGTCAACGACCCCGACAATGAGGACACCCACCTCGCCACGCAGTACAACTTTGCCGTAGAGGACTTCAGTAACTCGGAATCCAAGAGCAGCTTTGATAGTGGACTTTACAAGATACGCTATGCTTACACCCGTAACATCAGCAGCAACTCCCGCGAGTTCTGCCGTGAGATGGTGGGAGCAGCAAACGGAGGAACAGTATTCCGCAAGGAGGATATAGATATGATGAGCTTTAGCGGTGAGAATGGTCAGTTTGCACCGGAAGGTCAGAGCGTGTACTCTATCTGGAAGTGGAAGGGTGGAGCGTTCTGCCATCACGCTTGGAGGCGTTTGGTTTACTTCCGCAAGCGGCAGGGTGGCAAGTTCCTTCCCAACGAAGGTCTGGACAATGATAAGCTCGTAAGCACCGAGCAGGCAATCAAAGAAGGAGTGCCTACCAGTAAGCTCGTTCCTAACGGATGGGATGCGGCTCAAACACGACCTATTGACACGCCATCAAGAGGCTCATTAAAATACAGATAAGAAATGGCAACGGCATTATTTATTAAGAGAGAGGACTTGGTTCGCAACACCGCGATTGGCGGTAACGTGGACACGGACAAATTTATCCAGTTCATCAAGATAGCGCAGGAGATACACATCCAAAACTACACAGGCACGAAGTTGTATGATAAAATCAGCAATGACATCATCGCCAATACTCTTGCCAATCCTTACTTGGCGTTGGTGAACGACTACCTTCAACCGATGCTCATCCATTGGGCTATGGTGGAGTATTTGCCGTTTGCTGCTTATACCATCGGCAACGGTGGTGTGTTCAAGCACAACTCCGAGAATAGCACTACCGCAGAAAAGATTGAGGTTGACTATTTGGTGAACAAGGCTCGTGACTTAGCGCAGTATTACACCGACAGGTTTATCACTTATATGAGCTACAACCAAGCCTCATTCCCCGAATACAATAGCAACAACAACGCTGACGTTTACCCTGATACTGACTCTAACTTTTCAAGTTGGGTTTTGTAGTTATCTTTAACAAAAAAAGCGTATGCAAGAAGAATGGAAAGAAGTCGTAGGCTTCGAAGGATTTTATGAAGTCAGCAACATAGGCCGAGTCCGAAGCTTAGACAGAAGGGCGGAACGGCTTGGTAAGTTCGGTCAGCCATCTCATAATATGTACAAGTCAAAGCTTGTAACTATGTGGATAACAAATTTTGGTTATTTGCGTATGACACTAAATAAAGAGGGCAAGAAGTCAAATCATTTAGTTCACCGCCTCGTGGCAAATGCCTTTATACCTAACGTAGATAATAAAGAAACAGTTAACCATAAGAACGGGATAAAGGTTGATAATCAAATTGATAATTTAGAATGGGCAACAAGAAGCGAACAAACCAAACACGCTTGGGCAACGGGTCTGAATCACGGCAAAACGGGTTGGAGGGGAAAATACGCACCTACACACCGAAGCGTAGCAACATTGTGAAGTTAAAGAGTTATTTAGACAATGGGAGTTCAAGGCGATTGGGGACAAGGAGCAGCAAACAATGACATCTTTTGGGGTCAAGCTGCTGCAACGAATAGTATCTCTTGGGGTATGGTTCAGCCATTGTCTTATGGTCATCCTACGACTAACCTTTACGGCAACAACGAGCAAGGTGCTTGGCAGTTGATAGAAGAAATTTGGAATACTTGGTCAACAACTTGGAATAGTTAATTATGGGAACAACTTTAACGGGGACTACTCCCCAAGACACTTACGATAGCCTTATTAAGGTTACCGACAACGGGCCGTTAAGCGGTACGGCTAAATACCTATCTGATGGATTGGGCAATGATTCGGTTCTTGCTCTTTCAACTACGGCGGTAGGTATTGGTACCAACACCCCCGTTGGAAAATTAACTATTGCAGGAACTTCCGCACAACCGCCTTCAAGCGGAACTACACCCAACTCACTATTGCAAATAAAGGGCAGTTTAGGAAACCAATTAAACATTGGTTCTAATACTGCTACGGGTGATTATGGTTCATACATTCAAGCGAGCGATACTAATTTAGCGGTTCCTTATCCTCTGAATTTACAACCCGTAGGAGGCAACGTAGGCATCGGCACGAGTGCGCCTGCTGCTAAATTGCACGTTGCGGGTGAGAATATCATTTTAGACCGCACAGGAGGCGACCCATTCATTTCATTCTACACGGGTGGAACTACTAACAACGTGGCTTTGTATGGTGGAGCAAGCACGGGACTTCGTGCTTTTGTAGGTGGTAGCGAGCGTGTTCGTGTTACTGCAAACGGCCTAACCTTCAATGGTGACACCGCAGCAGCCAACGCCCTTGATGACTACGAGGAGGGGACTTGGACTCCTGTGTTGCGTGGTGCTGCTACTGCGGGTACTTATGAAACGGATTCGGTGTTTGCTAATTACACCAAGATAGGTCGGCAAGTGAGCATAAATATGATTTTTAACCTTGCCGCTGCCGTTACGGGTGGGGGTACGGGTTATGCTATAATCACGGGACTGCCCTTTACCAAAAGTGCTAACCAACAAATTGCGGCAACTGCAAAATTTGGTACTGTGGACTTTAATGCATCAACAAAGTACGTTATTGCTGAATTTAATAGCGTAGCCGCAACATCAATTTTTTACTTTGCTGAGGTTCTTGATAATGCAGCCCCAATAGATTTGCCAATATCAGCATTTGGTAACAACTCACAGATTCAAGTTAGCCTCACCTACTTCGTATAATAAATAAAACTAAACAAAATGATTGAAGAAGTAATCTACATCAGCGAATTCAACGTCAGCCTTGACGGAACTATCGCAGTCCGCAAAACCACAGACGTTGTAAAAGACGGAGCCGTAATCGCTTCATCTTATTGGCGCACGGTACTCCAAGTCAACGACCCTGCTGCCGATGAGGTATTGGGAGTTGATGGCTACTACCGCACTTTGGCTTCAGATGCTTGGGCAATGGTTCCAACGCCCATTGTGGTTGAGGAGGCAGCAGCCGAGTAAATGGAACACCTACAACAACGCTTGGATGCATTAAAGCAGCAAGAGGCGAATCTACTAATGCAATTAGATGAGGTTCGTGTCTTGGTATCTGCCTATGAGAACACCCTTAACAAAGATGACAAAGGAGTCGGCTGATAGCGTTGTAACCTCTTGGTCTCTGACAGGCACAGGGCTGCTTGTGAGCTACGTTCACCAAGCCTTTGGGCTTATGGTATTAGTTGCCTCATTGGGCTACACGCTATGGAAGTGGCGCAGGGACTATCTCAAGGACAAAGGTGCTAATTGAGCGCATCTTCGGCAACCCCAAGACCACGCTTTTAGGGCTGCTAATCATCGCACTATGCTTCGTGCTTGTCTTCTATGAGAAGGCATCGCTTACGGAGGTAAGTGCTTTTATGATGGGTGCGTTCGCACTACTATTTCTTAAAGACCCTAAAGATGGCGAAGCAACAGGCGATAAGCCAAAGGATAAGTAAGAGCAAGAAGCGAGGCAAGCATTCCAAGAGTGCATCTGCCAATAAAGCGAGTAAGAACTACTCCAAGCCCTACAAGTCGCAAGGTCGTTAAAATGTGCATTAAGGCGCACTAATTCGGATAATGTCCGATTAAAGCATCAAGAAGTTTCACTTTAGTGCAATTAAAGGCACTATGCAAAATGCGCATAATGTGTAAAAATTACAAATCTTGATATTAAAAACGTGACCAAGCGTAAACTCTCCCGAATCATTTTGCATTGCACCGCTACGCCAGAAGGCCGCCACGTTAGCGTTGACACCATCCGCAACTGGCACGTCAAGGACAGAGGGTGGAAGGACATCGGCTACCATTACGTCATTTACTTGGATGGCTCGGTACACGAGGGTAGACCCATTGAGCAGGTAGGCGCACATACAACCGGTCACAATGCCGACTCCATAGGCGTGGTCTACGTTGGTGGGTGTGATTCCAAGATGAAAGCGAAGGACACCTTAAACGAAGCGCAAGAGGTAGCGATGGTTAATTTGATAGAGGCATTACGAGCAGCACACGGAGAAATGACCCTACACGGTCACAACGAGTTTGCTGCAAAGGCTTGCCCTTCGTTCAACGTCAAAACCAAATTCCATTGGCTTCTTTAGAGGACTTCATCAACGATTTAGAAAATGCTCAACAACCGACTTGCAATGTGGACAATCCTGCTGACTGCGACTCTTGCGGTAGTTAGCAGTTGCGCTACTGTGAAACCCGTCCTTCAGAGTGTGATTGTAAGGGATACGGTGATTGTCACCAAGACAAAGTACCTAACCGACACTCTGGAACTCTACAAGGACACGACCATCTACCAAGACAAGGTGCGTCTTCAAATGCAGTACATAGACCGAAAGGTATTCGTTAAGGCAACCTGCTTGCCCGATACCATCCGAGTCACACAGACCAAGATTCTAACGAAGGAGAAGAAGCAAAGGGGTTGGACTCTCGAAGGTGGGCTTACGATGCTTGCCCTTGTTTTGGTCGCTGCGTACTTCGTAAAGAAGTGGATAGATAAACTATTGGAGTAATTATACCCTTTAAGATACATTAGAGCCGTTTTAAGCGACTTTATATGCGAAAGGGTATAGTTCTATACCTTGAGGTATTTGAAGCCCGCAAATCAAAGATTGTATTCTTTTTCTTTGTTTAGTTTCTTTTTCTTTAAGTTAGTTGGTTAAGTTAAGAGTTGACTAACTACTAACTTGAGTTAACTTGAAAGTTGATTAAGTTAACTAATCAAGTAACTTAACTTGTAAAAAAAACAAAATAAAAATGAGATACGCAAGTCCCTATGTTAATTTGTAATGATTCTAAATAATGAATGACCACAT